GGTGGGTTCCGTGGCGAGATCGGTCCCAACGATCCGATCCTGCAGCGCACCTCGCGTGATGGGTCGAAGGAAATCCTGCCGAATGGCAACGAGCTGGTGAAGTCTGACCAGCACTTCTGCCTGATCGTCGGGGAAGACGGCATGACCCAGCCTGTCGTGATCGACATGAAGTCCACCCAGCTCAAGGTCTCGCGCCGCTGGAAGACGCAGATCGCGATGCAGAAGATCAAGCATCCGGGCACGGGTGCCATCATCACTCCGCCCGTGTTCGCCACCCTGTGGCGTCTGAACACGGTCGAAGAGACCAACGACAAGGGCGACTTCTACAACTGGGCCGTCGAGAAAGTCGGCACGGTTGAGAGCCGCGATCTGCTGCAGGAAGCCAAGGCTTTCCGCGACAGCATCATGCGCGGCGAGGTCAAGGCACAGGCCGAGAACCACAGCGACGGCGGTGGCGCTCGAGACGGCGACTCGATTCCGTTTTGAGCATGAGGGGGCGTGAGCCCCCTCCCACCTTCCGCGCCCGGAGAAGACAATGTCCCTTGCCAGACGTCTTCTGCTTGCCTTCGAAGGATCGGACTTGGCGCACGGTCGAACGACCGTGGGCCGAGTTGCGAGAAACGGCAAGGCAGAAGCAAACAGCTATGTCATACGGGAGTTGATGACGGAGGAGCACGTCAAGGCGCACCTTGCTGGGAAGCAGGGCGTCGGGTCGATCCCGATCAATTCCAAGAACGAATGCAAGTTCGGGGCCATCGACATCGATGACTACGACCTTGACCAAAAGGCGCTGGCTGCTCGCATCAAGAGCCAGAAGCTACCGCTCGTGCAGTGCCGCTCGAAGTCCGGCGGCGCGCACCTCTACCTGTTCTTGGACGATTGGTACCCAGCGGCCATGGTCCGAGAATATCTGACCGAGGTGGCAGCTCTCTTGGGCTACGCTGGCCGTGAGATTTTCCCGAAGCAGGACAAGATTCTGTTCGACCGTGGCGACGTGGGCAACTTCATCAACTCGCCCTACTTCAACGCCGACGAGACAGTGCGCTACGCCGTGTCTGAAACAGGCGAGGCCATGACGCTCGTCGAGTTTCTTGACAAGGTCGAGGCGACGCGTGTCCCGCTGTCCAAGCTGGAGATTGCGCCGCACGTGGAGAAGCGGGAAGACTTGAAGGACTACCCGCCCTGCCTCGAACAGATCATCCTGCAGGGTGTGATCAACGACTACCGCAACACCACCCTGTTCAACCTGACTACGGCACACAAGAAGGCAAGCTCTGAAGGGTGGAAGCGGATGCTTGAGGAGAGCAATGTCCGCTACTGCGAGAACCCGCTGCCTGCCGAAGAGGTGGTCGGCCTCCAGAAGCAGCACGACAAGAAGGACTACGGCTATCAGTGCACGGCGACCCCGCTTTGCAACTTCTGCAACAAGGACCTGTGCCGCACCCGGAAGCTTGGCATCGGCAGTGGCGGGGCGGTTGAGTTCCCGAAGCTGACGGGGATGACGATCCTCAACTCGTCGCCCAAGATGTTCTTCCTCGACTACGACGGCAAGCGGCTCGAGATCACCTCGCAGCAACTGACCAGCCAGACAGCCTTCCAGAACGTATGCGTCGAGCAGGTTGACCGCATGCCGCCCACGATCAAGGCGGCCGAATGGAACAAGGTGGTGAACGGTCTTCTCGACACCGCCATCCACCTCGAGGCCCCGCCGGAGCTGACGCTGCGCGGCCAGTTCGAAGACCTGATCCGAGAGTATTGCACCAGCAACATCCGCGCCATGGTGGCCGAGGAAGTTGCGATGGGCAAGCCTTGGACGGACAAGGGCCTCACGAAGTTTACCTTCGCAGGCTTGATGGAGTTTCTGAAGTTTCGCGGGTTCACCCATGTGAGCCGAGTGCAGGTGCAGAATTTCATCAAGGACCTGAACGATGGCCGCCCCTGCCACGGCCACCAAGGCGTGAGGAAAGAGGATGGGGGCACGACAACCGTCCGGGTCTGGTGGGTGCCAGCCTACAAGGACGAGCAAGTAGATATGAAAGTGGAGACGAACGATGAAGCTGCCCGTATTCCCTTCTGAGCAGGACGACCGAATGCTCAGGGCCGCGGACGTGTGCCGTTGGCTGAACCTGTCGGAATCAACCCTGTACAAGTGGATCAAGGACGACAAATTCCCGAAGCCCTATTCACTTGGCGATGAAATGGATCAGAACTCGGTGTCCCGGTTCTCGAAAAAAGAGATTGAGGAGTGGCTCTATGCGCGACCCAGAGGCAAGTTTCACGGAACGGAGAAAGCTGTTGCTCGGTCCCCCCGGGTGCGGAAAAACCCATCGAATGATCTGGGAAGTGGAGCAGGAGCTGGCCCGGGGGACGAGGCCTGACGAGATCGCCATGGTGTCCTTCACCCGCAAGTCGGTGGAGGAAGCCCGGTCTCGCGCCTGCGCCCGCTTCAACCTCACGCCCAAGGACCTGCCGTGGTTCCAGACGCTGCATGCCATGGGCCTGCGGCTGCTCGGGATCGCGCCCTCGCAGATCATGGCGCAGGCGGATTGGAAAGACTTCGGCCGGAGCCTTGGCATCGACATCAAGGGTGTCGATGATCGCTCTGCCAGAGACGGCCTGATCATTGCCCAGACCGTAGGGGGAGACAAGTATGTCTCCATCCTCGAGCGCTCGATCATGCGCTGCATTCCCCTTGAGCAGGAGTTCTCCGAGACCAACGACTGGAATCTGTCGTGGCCCATGCTCAAGAAGGTCGAGCAGGAGCTCATGTTCTACAAGAGCACGTACAACAAGTTCTCCTTCGTGGACATGATCAACGAGGTCGTGGTGCAGGAGCTCCAAGGTCCGAGGCTCAAGCTCCTCGTGGTCGACGAAGCGCAGGACCTGACGCCCTTGCAGTGGCGGATGGTGGAGCTGTTGGCCGAGCGGTCCGACCGCGTCCTATTCGCAGGCGACGACGATCAGGCGATTCACCGCTGGGCGGGCGTCAAGGTTAAGCTCTTCATGGAAAGCTCGCGCAACATCGAGGTGCTTTCCCAGAGCTACCGCCTGCCTCGCCCCGTCTACGAGACGTGCGTCGGCATCTCCAGCCGCATTCGCGACCGCCTGCCCAAGGAGTTCCATCCGGCCGGGCACGAAGGTTCGGTGAGCAGGGTCATCGGGCCTCGGCACCTTGACCTGCGGGAGGGCAAGTGGATGGTGCTGGCCCGGACCAACTCCTACGTGCAGGAGTGGGCCCAGCGCCTGCGGCAGGACGGCTACATGTTCAAGGTCTACGGCCGCAACTCCGTCGATCCCAAGCTGGCCGATGCGATCAAAGGGTGGCGGACCCTGCAGACAGGCGGGGCTCTCCCGGTGGGCGCGATCAAGGCGCTCTATGAGATGCTGCCCAAGCAGGGCGACGCTGCGGCCCTCAAGCGTGGGTCCACCAAGCTCCTCGAAGCCTTTAACCCCGAGGGCCTTTAAGTCGATCTGTCCTCGACCAAGGCCTGCGTCAACACCCAGTTCCCCGACGACGAGCACCGGACCATGTACGTGTGCGGAAGCCGGGCCAAGAAGAACCTCGTGTTCGTCCACACAGACAAGGAGTATCGTTATGTCCTCTGATCCGAAGCGAATCCAAATCTTGAAGCGCGCCGCCGAGGTGACGGGCGGGGAGAGGCAGGATTCCTACGGCCCTGTCAAAGACAACCTGACGAACATCGCCGAGTTTTGGCAGACGTACCTGACGCAGCGCAACGGAACCCCCGTCATGGTCGAGGCCGAGGATGTGGCATGGATGATGGTCCTGCTCAAGTCCGCCCGGTCTTTTGCTGGCGGGTACCACGAGGACAACTATGTCGATGCGGCGGCATATGCCGCCATCGCAGGGGAGTGTGCACAGTGACCAAGGATCGCTTCGACGTCAGCACGGACGACTTCCTGCTGAAGATGGACCTGTCCAACCCGGACGTCGAGTGGTTCATGCCCTCCGAGTTCCCTGACCTGACGCGCCACACGCTGATGGCCATCGACCTCGAGACGAGGGACCCGCAACTGACGCAGATGGGGCCGGGCTGGGCAACCAAGAACGGCGAGATCATCGGCATCGCCATCGCGGCCGGGGACTTCTCCGGCTACTTCCCCATCGCCCATGCAAAAGGGCCGAACCTCGACAAGAAGACGACGATGCGCTGGTTGGCCAAGCAACTCGCCACGCCCCACATGACGAAGGTCATGCACAACGCCAGCTACGATACGGGCTGGCTCATGGCCGAGGGTGTTAATATTCAAGGCCCAATCATTGACACGATGCTGTCCGCCCCGCTCTTGGACGAGAACCGCATGTCCTACCGCCTCGACCTCTTGGGCAAGGACTACCTCGGAATGCGGAAGGACGAGAAAATCCTGAAGCAGGCTGCGGCCGAGTGGGGCATCGACCCAAAGTCCGAGATGTGGATGCTGCCACCCCGCTACGTGGGCGTCTACGCCGAGACCGACGCCGTGCTGACGCTCAAGCTCTGGGAGCGCTTCAAGCCCATGCTCGAGGAGCAAAGCCTGATGTCCGTCCTGACGCTCGAGCACAGGGTCCTGCCCGCCGTGATCGACATGCGGATGCGCGGGGTCAAGGTCGATCTGGACAAGGCGGAGCAGGCGAAGAAGGAGCTTCGCAAGCGGGCCAACGAGATGTCCGACTGGATCGGCAGGGAGTCCGGGGTCAAGGTCGATCCTTGGTCGGCCGCCTCGGTGCAGAAGATGTTCGATGCTCTCGGGCTGGAGTACCCAAGGACCGAGGCCGGAGCGCCGTCGTTCACCAAGCAATTCCTGCAGGCCATGGAGCACCCGGTGGCCAAGGCCCTCGTCACGCTGCGCGAGATGGACAAGGCGGACAGCACGTTCATCGACTCGATCCTGCGCTACCAGAAGAACGGCCGCATCCACTGCGAGATGCACCAGCTCCGCTCCGACGATGGCGGCACGGTGACCGGGCGCTTCTCTTCTTCGAACCCGAACCTCCAGCAAATCCCGGCCCGGGACCCCTACATCAAGAAGGTAATCCGGGGACTTTTTGTCCCGGAGGATGGCTGCAAGTGGGGATCGTTCGACTACTCGTCCCAAGAACCGCGGCTCTTGGTGCACTTCGCGGCCAGCCACCCCGACACGGAGCGCGATCCGCTGGTCAAGTCCATCGTCGAGGAGTACCAGCGCGGCGATGCCGACCTGCACCAGATGGTGGCGGACATGGCGGGCATCAGCCGGAAGGCTGCCAAGACCATCAACCTCGGCATCATGTACGGCATGGGCGTGGGCAAGCTGGCCAACCAGCTCGGGCTGTCTGACGCACAGGCCAAGGCGCTCATGGGCGAGTATCAAGAGAAGGTGCCGTTCGTGAAGAAGCTGGCCACCCTTGCTTCGACCCGGGCCGAAAGAGAGGGGCGCATCCGCACCATTCTTGGCCGCTTGTGCCGCTTTGATCTTTGGGAACCCGCGACCTTCGGGTACAATAAGCCCATGAAGTACGACGACGCGCAGCGCGAGTACGGTGGGATGGGTCGCCTGAGACGGGCGTTTACCTACAAAGCCTTGAACCGTGTGATCCAAGGCTCCGCTGCCGATCAGAACAAGCTCGCCATGGCAGAATGCTACGAGGAGGGACTGGTCCCGCTCCTCACGGTGCATGACGAACTGTGCTTCAACGTGGAGTCCGACGAGCAGGCAGCCCGCATCACCAAGATCATGGAAGAAGGGCTGTCCCTCAAGGTTCCCAGCAAGGTGGACCAAGAGCTTGGCAACAATTGGGGTGAGGTTGGATGAACGGACAAGAGGTTAAGAGCGTGGGGTTCAAGGACATGGACCCCCTGCAGATCGAGGCGTTTACGAGGGTGGTGGCGCATGCTCTCAACCTCGCCGACGCGTACAGCGCAGACGCCTTTGAAGAGGTCTTTCAGGACGTCGACGAGTTGGTTCAACTGTTCGGGGCCCACGGATTGACCGTCGAGGTCAATCCGAAGTTTGAGTTCTAACCCCCGAGGCGCCGTGCAATTTCCATATTCGCCATCTGCGACGCAAGGTCCCCTCCGAGAAGGCTCGGAGACAAGGAGGCTCTACTCGCTGGTGCCGTCGGCGGCTGTGGTGCCGACGGTGCTGGCACTGAATCGAAGGCGGGGGGCGGCGGTGCCGCCCCTTGTGTCGACTGGCTCCCTGCACCGCCCGGAACAAGGTTCATGAAGCGGTTTCCGGCCGGACGAGCGGGGGCAGGAGCAGCGCTCGGAAGCCTCGTCTCCTGAGCCTCGTCGTTTGCCCTGACAGGGACAAGCTCTGTCCGCGCTCTATCGCGCGACATCTGGTTCATCTCACGGATCGGGATGTCCGCCGACGAGGTCACACGATTCAGCCCGTCCATCCGCTCTTGGCGGCGGATGTCTTTCATCATCTCGGCGGTGGCCAAGCCCGGGTGGAACTGCCCGCGCATGATCGCGCTGACCTCGTCCTTGCCGAGGTTTGCTTCCTTGATCAGGTTGCGGCGGATCGTTTGGTCATCGACACCGAGTTCCCGAGCAGCCTGAATGTCGGCGTACAGACGTCCCTGCTCCCGGTAGAGTCCGTCGAGGTAGTACTCCCACCCGTCAAGCATCTCTTGAGCCGTGCGGTCGGGGGCTTTGATGCGGCGCATTGCGTCCGACTTCAGCTCCTGACGACGAGGCGCATACTCGTTCCCCGAGAACTGGAAGTCCCGACGCAGGTTCAGTTCCATGGGCCGAAGCCCGGTGACAAACGTGGCGAACTCCGCCGACAGGTTGTACTCTTCGCCCTGCGCCCCGGGAGTTCCCGTCATGGCCCGCGTGATGCGGCCCGGGCGGAACTCGCCGCTGCGAACCTCTCCGAGCTCCCGGAAATACCCCGGAATAAACGGGGCCGTCACGTGGAAGATCGAGCTCAGGTATTTGTTGGCAAGCGTGTCCGCCTCCACGTAGACGCGCGACCCTGTCATGGTTCTGCCGCCGCGGCCGACCCCGCTTTCGGTGGGCAGCACGTCGATAAGCTTCTCGGTTGACATGGCTTGTGAGGCAAAAGGATCGACGTAGCTTGAGAGCCCTGCCCAAATACCGTTCAGGACCTGCGAGGCCTCGTTCTTTCCAAGGACACCCGCTTGATTATAGGCGCGAAGGGCAGCCTTTGCTGGGTCTACCACGAAAGAGTACGGCATGATTGCGCTCAGGTTGTAGTACTCGATCTTGCCCTTTTGATCGTTGCTCAGGATCGCGATGTCCTGCCCCTTGGTGTAGGGCGGAAGCTGCGAATACATGGCATCCATCTGTTCGGGGGTCGTCCCGGTCAAGGCCATCGAGCTGCGGACCATGGCTTGCGGAAGGATCGCGGCCCCGGAAACAAAGGCCAGAAGACGCTGCGCGCCCATTGCCCTGATGTTCTGTTCAAACGCCTTGGCGGCCGCTTCGCCGATCTCGTCTCGCGTTCCTTGCGAGACCGTGAAGGACATCTCCTTCAGGCCGCGGTCAAGGATGTTGACCGAGTTGCGGATGTTCTCCGAGGCGAAGGACATAAAGTTACCGAAGACCGGGAACTTGTCCAACCCCTGCACAAACGCCCCGACCCGGTTGTAGATCGGGAACATTGCTTTGACCGCGTCTGCCGCGATAACTTCAACAGAGGACAGCTCCGGAGATACGCCGCTGCGGAGGCGCTTTGCAACGCCCGACATACGCAGCTCGTTGAGCAGCCGCTGGTCAGGAATGCCGCGAAGCGTTGTGTCTCGGCCGGGGATCAGCTCGCCAGCATCGGTGAACGCCTTGAGCAGTTTGTTCTGCTCGGAGATGACCGCCACGCCCTTGAAGAAAGAGTCGGAGTTCGAGTAGAAGTTTTCAAGGAACGTGCGGAAAGGGAGGACACCCTCGAACCGCTCGATGGCCTTGCGGGTAAACCCTGACCCTGCCAGTTCTTTTCCCGCTTCCCGGTACTCTTGAAGAGCCTTGATCACAAGGCTGCTCTCGCTCGTTCCGCTCAGGCTGATGGTGTCAGCCATCCGGCGCAGACCGTCGTCCGTCATGTCCGCAAGGTTCATGGAGAAGGTCTTGTAAACGTCGAACATGTCCGTGTGGCGGCCAAGGTTCCCGGTCAAAGCAAGCATCAGCGAGTTGCCGATGATTTGTCGGGTCTGCGTCTCCGGGTTGAAGACGATGGTCATCTTCTGGCTGAAGCCGCGAAGCTGGGTCAGGACACCGAGGAAGTCCTGCACCACGTCAAGCCCCACCCGCATTGGCGACGTGACAGCCTGAAGCGCTTCGGGGGCAACGTAGATTCCGGTCAGGGGTCCATAGGAGCCGCCAAAGATTTCTTCGGCGTTCGTGTCTGCGTCACCAAGCCGGACATAGCCCGCCTGCTCGAGTTCGGTGACATAGTTTTCGATCTCCTTCTCCACAGTAGTCACGCGCCCGCCCATGCCGGGCGGGGGAGGCGGGAGGGGAATGCCCTCGGTCGTAATCTGCCCCGTGACGTTGGTCGGAAGTCCCTCGGGGATTTCTCCGGGAACGGTGGTCCGGATGTTGGTTTCCATAGCCCTATCGGCGAACGGACCATACTCAAACGGAGCGCTCCGGGCCGCCATGTCTGGCGTTCTGACAAAGAGGGGACGGTTGCCGCCCCGCAGTGCAGGCACGGCGTCGGCCAACGGCGTGACCATACGAGACGCGTCGTCGGTGATGTTTTGGTAGAACCTCAGTGCGGCAGTGGTCTTGGCCATGTCGCCGATGGTTTGGATGTAAAGCTGCTTCGGGTCTTCGATCTCACCCATGAGCTTCCGAAGCGCTGGGGACTTGTCAATCGCAGGCTCTCTGGCCGTCAGAAGCGTAGGCGTCAGCTTGAGGCGCGGCATGGCCATCGTCAGAAGGCCCGTCTTTTTCCCGTCTGTCGCCTCCCGCTTCGCGTTGTCAAGGGCGGCGCGCACGGCCGCGGCAGGGCTCATGCCTTGGTTAAGGGTCGAGAGGCCGATGGACTTGTTGACGACGTACCGGGCCTCTTCCAAAGCCTCGGGGAGTAGATAGTTTACCCCGTGGATGTTCTTGGAAACCTCGACGACGGCAGCGTCGTACTGGCTCAGGGCCGTTCGCGGGTTGGCCGTCAGCTCGCTGACCAGCTCCGCCGTGGGCTTCCCGGCAATGTTGAGGTTTTTGTAGTAGGAGATCGGGTCTTTGTAGACCTTGAAAACCCGACGCAGGTATCCCTGCTCAGCGGCCTGAAGGTCTCTGATCTTATCCAGCGCGGACTGCAGGTTCGTTGCTCGAGTCGATCCCACTGGGGCGTTTCTCAGCTCCGTCTCGACGGTGTCAATAAACGAGGTCCGAAGGTTGTTGGCTGTCAGCAGAAGGTCGTCCGCGGCCTTGGCAACCTCATCTCCGTACTGGGTGAGGCGAGGTCCGGTTCCGCTGAGATACCGGAAAAGGTCGCCCTCAGCTTGACGGGCTGCGGCTTTCTTCTTTCCGGGGAGCTTCATCCCCCCGATAACCTTGTTGAGCTTCTTCTCGTATTCCACATAGCCCTTGAGCCCGAGCGCTTCTGTCGCGTCGGCCCGAGCAATAGCGTCAAAGACTTCTTCCGTAACGCGGGGATCGGCTCCTCCGAGTGGGGCGAGGACGCGCTGCGCTGCTCGCACCGTGGGCGTAACTCCGGGGACAGCCATCGCCCCCCGGCCGAGGAGGTCAAAGCCGTTGCGGATGCCTCGCGCTGTTGCCGAAGCCGCGTTGGTTTTCCCGACAGCCTTGGCCCCCGCACCAAGGCCCACGAGCAAGCCGTCAAAGGCAAGGCTTGTGGCAGCGCCCAAGACACCGTGACGAGCCTTGTTCCGCAGGCGGCGGAGCGCCTCATCGCTGCCCATCATCCCGGTGTCTTCTTCGGTCTTCAGCGGAGCGTAGATGTCGAAGGTGTCGGAGAGATTGACTCGACCCTCTGGAGTGACCACTGTTTCGTAGAGACCGGAAGCCACGGCCGTAGAGCCGATCAGGCCAGCGCGACTGCTCAGCGCAGCCTTACCAAGCTTCGACGCCCCAAAGCGCTCGGCCGAGCCAAGGAACCTTCCGGTGGAGGTGACAGCCTTTGCGCCTTTAGCCACGGACGACGCACGACCGAGCCACCCTACGATGGGGATAAAGCCGAGAGCAAAGGCCGTGATCTCCTCGGCAATCTCGCCACCCTTGGTCTCCGGTTTCGTGTAGCTCTTGACGGACTCAAAGAACTCCGTCGTCGGACGAGAGGTGTTGGTTCCAAAAGCAAGGTCGATCCCAGAGGCTCCCAGTTCCGTAATGCCCTGCAGCAAGGAAACAGGAGCGGTGATAACGGCACGACCCGCCTCTGCCCCGACGGTTGCAGCAGTGTCGAGGAAGCCGCCCTCTGGCTCTGCCGCCTTTGGCTCTGCCGCAGGGGCGCTTACCTGCGGCGTGGCAGAGTATTTTTGGATGAGGTGGTCAAACGCACCCATTACGACCCCTGTACTTTGATGCCGTAGTTTCTTTCAAGTTCCTCCAGAACAACGTCTGCAGGAACACCTGAATTAATAGCCTCCAAAGCCTCCTGCAGAAGCACTCTGGTTTCGGTTGTTTCAAGGGTCACGTTCTCTGACAACTGGTCAATCGTGCTCTTAATCGCTGTAGCGTAGCGCTCCGCTTCCGGGGTCAACTCTCGGATCGTCGGGAAAAGATATTCAGACTGGCGCTCGGCCTGCTCTGCAGCGTATTGCTCAATGCTCATCCCCTCGGGAGGGTTGACGCCATCCACCCCGGACTCAATGATCCCAAGGTAAACGTCAGAGTAAACTCGACGCTTGTCCTCTTCGCGCTTCGCTGCCGCCTCAGACTTCGCCTGAGCCTGAGCCTTGGTCTCTGCTTCTCTGGCCGCCTGCTCAGCCGCGCGGACCTCCAGAGCCTTGAGCTGCAGAGCCTGAGCGTCGCCAGCCCGGCGTTCTTCGGTGGCCTTAACGCCTTCCAACCCGGCCAACATGCCCTTGGCGATGTTCTCCGTAGCACGTGCGGAGGTCCCAGACGCAATCGCCGCACCAATGATGCCGCGGTTCAGCTCGTCGATGTTCTTTTCGTAAGCCGACGAATCCCCAGCCATCTGCTCGAGGATTTTAGCAAGGTCCATCCGAACAGCTTCCGGGTCAGGAGCCGGGTCCTCGGGAGAGGTGATGGTTGTAATCCCTTCGCGTCGGCCTTCTTCAAGAATCTTATTTGCCAACGCGTAGGGCGGCAGTTCCTCAAGCCGCTTGATGGCAACGGTTCCCGCGGTGTCGCCGATGTCCACAGCTTCAGTGGGTTGAGGTCCGAGAACCGCCTCATCAAGCCGCCGCAAAAGGCCGCCCAAGAAACTGTCTTCGATAGCCGTCGGGCTCGCCTGTTGGTTGGCCCCACCACGTCCCGCCCGGGTGGCAGGCTCGTCAACCGTAACGAGCGAACCGTCCTTGAAGCCCTTCGGCTCCATCTGCAGCGACTGCGGCATCTGCGGCGGCATGTAGGAAGGCTCAGCAATCGGCGGCTGGATCGGCTGTTGCTGCATCATGGGCTGCGACGGCTGCATTCCATATCCGGAATCCATCGGCTGCGGCATTCCCATGTCCATCGGCTGCTGCATTCCATATCCGGAATCCATCGGCTGCTGCATCCCCATGTCCATGGGTTGCTGCGGCTCCACCATCGGCTGCTGCGGCTGCATAACAGGCGGAGCAGGCATGCCGATCACAGGCTGCTGCGGCATGGGCATAGGCCCAAGGTCCGAGGGCCCCGGAGCCAGCATCCCGGTCATCAGGGCCTCGCGCATCAGCTCCTCGGAGCTGGACATGATGCCACCAAGCTTGCGGAGTTCGTCGCGAGCGCCGCTTTGACGGAAGAGCTTGCGGTTGTAGACACCTGACATGTTAAGCTCCGCTTGGGTTTGTGAGGCTGCCGAGAATACCTTGGCCGCCTCCGTACTTGCTTCCGTATGCGCCGAGAGCCATGCCCGTTCCAAGGATCGAGGACACCGGGCTGGGCGTCGGGACGCTGGTGACGCCAAGCGTTTGCTGCGTCGAGGGGACGCCGCGCAGGATGTCGGACATGTAGGAGAAGCGCTGGAACGGTTCGTAGGCCGCCTCGATGGCCCCGGCCCGCTGCACGTCGTACTCCGACTGCCGCTGACCTTGCTCGAGCGAACCCATGTTGAACAGGGCGTTGACGTCGCGCTGGCCAAGACCTTGAGCGGCTTCGCCAAGCGCCACCTGAGCGGTGCCCAGCCCACGGAAGATGTCTGCGGCCTGCTGCCCACGGCTCATCTGGTTTTCGAACACGCTTTGCGCTTGCTGCTGTGCGCCCGTGTAGGCAGAGGAGCGAAGCTGCGCGCCAGTGCGAGCCATCTGGTCGGCCGTGTTGCGCTGCAACTCCTGTTCGGCAACGGCCTGACGAGAGCCACCAAAGGCCCCGGCCTGAATGGCCTGAGAGCCGAGACGGTCGCGCTCGATGTCCGCCTGCCGCATGATGTCGCGTTCTGCCGAGCCGACAACCTGCTCAACGAAGGGGTCGTAGAAGGCTCGGTAGGACTGAGGGTCGTAAGCCCCAGTGGTTCCGCCCAATGTGGCAACGCCCTGCTGCATAGTCTGGGCTCCAGACTGCAGGTAGGGGGCATAGGCACCGATGCCTTGAGAGGCCATCTCCGCAGCGCGCTGCTGCGAGGGCGTGAACGGCATGATCTCGGGCCGCGGAACGCCGCCCTCAACCTTCTGGATCGGCTGACCACGGATGTCGAGCCGCGGGCTGCCGTCGGCGTTCGTCTCGTAGACAGGGTTGCCCTGCGCGTCCGTGACAGGACGGCCGTACAGCGGCGACGTGGCGGCGATGCCGCTCGGCTGCCCGGTCTTTTCGTCAACGCTATAGACGTTGGCAAGCAGGTCTTTTAGGAATCGTTCCTGATACTCAGGAAGAAGAGAGATGCTCTCTTGGCGGACTGTTTGATCGGCCATTATGCCCTCCGCTCAAAGCGCTGCATCATACGGTACATCTCAGCTGCACCCTTGGCGCGGTCACCGCCGCCAGCGCCCCGAACGGCGCGGTTGGTCATAACGAACTCACCGTCCGAGAGCCGCGCTTCTTGGACCGGGCGGCCGCCCTGATAGATGCGGGCGCGAACCGAATCGCTGGTTCCATTTCCGGGGCCCTCGATCATACCACCGCGGGCAAAGTTAGAGCCGTAGCGGTAGTCAAAGGCCGCGGTACCTTTGTAGTCAGTCCGTTCACCCGTCTCAAGTTGGCGCTTTTGCTCGGGGGTCAGGATGTTCACGTTCTTCGGCTCTGTCGCCTTCATGATCGCGGCGATCATGAGGGGGTTGTCAAAGGCTTGAAGCAAGCCGGGGAGGCCTGCGCCTTTTGCCTTAGTGGCCGCAGGTTGCCCTCCGAAACCAAAGAGGGTGCCCAAAGGATTCGCGCCACCCGCCTCACCGCCCTTCCCAGAAAAGGCGTCGAAGATGGCGCTCCCTGCAGCCTGCGAGGAGCCGCCGCCACCCAGAAGGTCTGCCACGATGCCAGCCTTGCCGCCGAGGCCGCCCGTGACGAGCGATCCGATGCCCGTCTTGAAGGCGTCGGAGAGGCTGCCGCCGCCGAACAGGGTACCAAGGCCAGAGCCAAGGGCCGCCCCGGCAGGACCGCCCGCAACGAGGCCAACGAGGCTTCCGATTGTAGAGAGGAGGCTCATGTGATTACCACCGTGACTATGCCGAGAGCCGAGGTTCCAGATACCCCCGCCACATGCGGCGTGTTTGCTTGCGTGATCTTAACAAAACCGTCCTGCTGGAACAAGGCTCCAGTCTGTAGGCCGTAATCATTGGTCGGAAGGTTTGTTAGCTGCAGGTTTGTGTAGACGGCATCCCCGGGGTTGTTGACCTGCTGGACAAAAACCGAGAAAGCCCGGACAAGCTGCGCCATGTACTGGCGGTTGTAGTTTTCTGGGGGCGTCGGGAAGAATGGGGCCGGGACGTTTGTAGCCACGACTACCTCCGTCCGTCAGCGCGGAGATCAAGCCTCGGGTCGCCAAGCCGCCACGCAGTGTTGACCTGATTCGACTCGATTCGCAGAGACATTGACCGACCGCGCAGGCGCACGAAGACCTGCTCGGTAAACTGCTCGACCGGAACCGAAGCGGTCTTGACCACCGGATCGCTGTCCGTGGCAAAGTATGTCCCGCCGGGAAAGTTTCGAGCCTTGAGCGTAAGGGTCGCCGTCGGTGCGCCGTTGGTCGAGTTGCGGAACGTCAGGTCCGGGATGATGCGGGTGGCAAACATGAACTGGTCGCCGTCGCCAATATCGACCACGCTCGACTCGATGTACGTATCCAGCGCCGCGGGAGGGTCCGCGCTGTTATCGTTCAAACCGCTTTCTTGGTAGTAGACATACCCGTCCGGGGAGATTGCAATCGGGAAACCAAGCACGTTTCGGTCGGCCCATGCTGTTCTAGGCATCGCTCCGTAGTACCAAACACGCTGCTCGTAGTTGTAGATGACGTATCGGTCGTTTTCCTCACTGCCAGTGCTCGGGTAGAACCACCACACCTCCGAAAAGGAACTGTTGTGTCCGGCGCAGACCTTGAGTGCCTGGCTTGTGTTGATGCCGGAGAACACATATTCCTTAACGTCGCAAGGAATCTGGGTCACTGCGCCGTCGTAGGCGTAGAACTCGTTCTTGCCCATCCAGAACACGATGTCGCCCACGGCTACCACGGCGTTGGGGCTCATGATCGAGATGGCCGAAGACACCTCTCCAACGCCGAAAGTAAACGGAGGCCCGATATACTGCATGGCGTGGAGAGAGGTGTCAGTAAAAACAACGACTTGCTGCTTTGTCTGAACGGCCGAGATGATCGCGGACCCCGTGCCGATCCGCAGCTCCCCTGCCGTGTTGGTAGCCAAAGACCGCCACTCTGCCGCGTTCTCTTGGTCAGAGAACCGGATGAGCAGAGGGTCCTGAACGCCGGGGACAGACTCAGCGTCGCAGCCAAAGGCAATGACATGACGGTCGCGTTCCGACACAATGA